TCGCGACATTGCCATTTGCGACGGTTGAGGCGATTGCTTCGCTCGACACGATGCTTTCGGAGTCTGATTTCGAGCAGGTTGAGGCGTGTCTTGAGCGCGGAGGACAACCACTCGCTGAGGCCTGGTTTGACGTAGCATCGCGTCCACATACATATCGGTTCCTCCAGGAGCGTACCCAACATGAGCTTATGGAAGTTGGTGCTGCTCCTGGCTATTTCTCCAGCGTGGCTCATGCCCGACGCGGGACGCCACCGCCCCAAATCAACAAACCAGGGGATATGGCAAACGATCCAGTTGCGCAGGCAAAGCGTCAGCGTCGCGCTCAGATGAGGTCATCGCAGGGACAGGATCCGCTTGCGGCACGACAGCCAGGGCATATTGCAAATTTGGGCGCGTCATCTGGTACGCCAGATGAAATCGGCGACCTTCGCAAGGATGATCCAGCGCTGCATGGCGTTGAAGCGAACCGTCTTGCCAGACGTGAAAAGTCTAAGAAGAAAGCCGTCCAGGCTGCGACGAACGATATCGTGGCTCGACAGAACGACGGTCCCGCCAACCTTCCTGATGACCCACAGCCTGCTGCCCCCGGTTTTGGAGCAAGACTCAAGGCTGCGGGCAAATCGGCTCTAGGGGCTCTGGGAGATGTTACAAAGCGTGCCGCCCAGGGAATCAGTGGCGCCGCCAGCAATGCCATGAATCGGATGCAGGGCGGCAACGCGGAGACTCCAGCGCCGGCTATGGGACAGGCGGCGGGAACGTCCGGGTCTCCAGCTGCACCAGATGCTGGAGCGCCCGAGTCTCCCGCGGAGAGGAAGCCAGGTATGTTGCGCCGGCTAGTGCGTGGGGCGGGCAAGCTGGTCGGTGGTATTGCCAAGAACGTCGGCGCCGCTGCTCTGCATCATTTCCGCTCCAATCACCCCGTGCTCGCGCAGGTCTTTGGTGGGCCTGGAGAGCGCGAGCGTAGGTACGGCGATATGGTCCACAACAACAATATGCGCAAAGCAGAGGTGGCGTATATGCGGGGAGATACTCGATACTCGCCGCGTCGTCGCCTTCCGGCAGGTGCCGGTCGAGATCCGTCAGTCGGCGCTGGCGGCACGCAATTCCGTCGCCGATAAGGAGCCGAGATGGACAAGACTGCGCTCTTGATGGAGATGAACGAGATCCTCGGCTACAAAGACGTAGCTGACAAGATGGAAGCAGCGACTCCGACGCCGGCTGCTATCGCTGCCACATTCCAGCAGCCTGGCAATACGCTTGTCGACGACGCCGTGCTGGAGTCGCTGTCCCGATTGGAATGGAACGAAGTTTTCCAGATTGCAGCCTTCGGGATGTACCCACCAGAAGCTGTTATCGGGTTGAATCGTGCCCTCTGGGAGGGAACGGCGTCGTTTCGTGCTGCCTGGTCAGGATTTGCTCGCGAATTTGAGGTCCCAGAGGATCTTGGACGTGGGTCGTTCCTGATGATGAATAAAATCAGCCGTGACGACAACGTCATTACACGACTCGTTTCTTGGTCTGCGAAGATGGTCGACGAGGCTGATTCGCGCGTGAAGACCAGACTTACGAAGGAGAATCCGCGACTGGCAGAGGCGGTATTTTCGCCAGCTGGGAACGCGAAGAAAGCAGCCAAGGAAAAAGCGGATACAGAAAGATACATGTTGCCGCACCGTCCAGCGACCGATCGCCCCACTTCCAGGGCGAAGGTCATGACGACGAGAATGTTCCAGGATGCGAAGAAGGTACAAGCTGCTCAGAAGCGAGATCTCAAGGCGGTAGAGAAAGAGATCCAGAAACTAGCCAAGCTCGCGAAGAAAGCTGGCAGTACGCCGGAAGAAATGTTCCCGATGCTCTACCGAGATCTGATGCGTGAGCGTGCAAGGCATTCGTAGATGCCGCTCGATGGAACCAAGGTAGCCCTCGTAGTCTCTCAGGGACTTTCCGTAGTCTGTGCCACGTGTGAAAAGTACTGGCAAGCTCGTGATAACGGGAAGCCGGGGCACGAGTGCCTCGCAGTTGGCCCATGTGGTTCTCCGATTGCTGGTGATGTGTTTCACCAGTACGTCGGTCCGATGACCCAGTTTGGTGAGTTCTGTTTCGTGTGCGGCTTGAAGTCGACTCATGCAATTCGAGTCAAGGGGTACGTTCGGGTTATTGGCTGCTGTTCAACCCATATACGGCTGGTTAACGACCTCCGCGCTGAGGGTAAGACCGTCAGTGTTGTGATCATAGGGAAGAATGGCGAGAGCGTCTCAGACGAGAGGAAGCCACAGAAAATATCTGGCACTCTGCGAATGAGACTGGACGATGGCGATTGATAACGGTTTTGAATGGAACATCCTGAAGGACAGCGAGACTGGACCAGGATGGCGCTATGTCGATCAGCTTGAAGACAGACTCAAATCCATAAAGCGGATGTTTGTATACGTTGCAGCTCAGGAGCTGCTGACGAACCTCAAGGATAAGATTCCTAAGACGGCAGAGTATCGTGATCTTCGCGATTCGCTCGTATTGTCAGAGATTCCTGGTGGAGATGAACCTTCATTCTCTGTTCATGCATCGCTGAAAAGCAGGAAGGTCAAGAAGGTCGACCAGCAGAAGACCGTTCTATATGTTCGTGTCAAGAGAGGCCTTCTTAATCCAGCTCCAGAGCGCATCAAATTCTTGGAAGACAATGGACCGTGGACTACAGATACGATCCCCTTTTGGCCTTCTAAGAAATGGGCGGTAGTGGTCCAGCGCTTGGTCTCCAAGCGAGAAGCGGATCATATCGCTAGGATGCAACGCAGTCAGAGCGGCAAGATTTCAGCGCTGATGCAAAAGCTCTCGATCAAGAAGCTCCAGAAGGACAAAGCTGCTACAGCTTCCCAGCGTCTGAGGATGAACAAGGCTGTTCCCGATACCAGCTTTGTTGCTATTCAGCTGGAGTATGGCGGCGAGGGTCATCGGCCAATACCGGCGTGGCGTGTTGGTGTTGGTGACGTGATGCGGAGCGGCATTAAGACAGCTCCGCGAAAGTATCGGGAGCTGAAGAAGGCGCTGTCCGATCCTGATAGCACCCAATGGAAGCGGTGGCCCAAGGTGAAGGACAAGGTTAAGGTTGGTGTAGCCCGTGGCTTCACTCCATTTATGAAGAAGCTAGGATTCATCTGATGCCCGCGCCGCCTCTTCCATTGCACGTTAACTCTGCCGATGACGGCAGCGCACGCACCGGGACTATTGGGCTCGTAGAGTTCGATCGTGGCGTGTTTGAGACGCTGGGAGGCGTCCCTAATACTGCTGGCGACACGTACATCTTGACAAATGTACCGAATGTGAGTCCTCCGCCAGATTTCGAGGGAGTGCCAATCTATTTCGCGTTTCCAGAGGAGACCATCGATCAAAAGATCCTGCCATCGTTTGTGATCAGACGTGACAGCATCTCGTGGGCGATGAGTCGGTGGCATCTTGGGGTAACCGAGTACCGAGTCCCGGCACCTGGAGCACACCAGTCAACGGTGTATCATCCAATTACTGGAAACCCGATCAAGACCGGCTGGGACCACTACGAAGAGAAGAGTCAGGCCGTTCCGGCAGATCTGCTCTATACGATTCAGATTCGGGCACGATATCGGAACAATTTGCGGGTAGAAGCGATGCAGATGCTTCAGTATGCATTGCGGAAGTACCAGCCATACACGACGTTGTTCGTCAAGGACAGTCTTGGTGACCTACGCAGTTACGATGCCTTCAATGAAAGTCCAAATCCAGTGGATACGAAGACGGACGTTGCGAACCGGACTACCACATTCAATATCAGTCTCCGGGTTGAGGCGGAGATCGACCTGAATGACCCCTACACGATCCAAGCGCTCACCAGTCTTCCCATGTTCCGCTTCTCTTTCTCTGAATAGTTACGCGCCATAGTTTCGCGCCGGAAAAGCAGCAGCTCTATCCTCGGCGGTGTATCGCGCGTATAAGTGATCAAATCTCTACAACTAGAAGCATTTCAGATACTTCCAGTCGTCATCATGATCGGCATGGTAAGGTCCACGATGGTTATATGTTGATCGACCAATCGCTATCGGGAGAACATCTCCCGAACTTTTCATGAGAAAAGTTGATAGTTCCGAGTGCCGTAAGGGAGGACAGTGACCATGTCGGAATTTCTGTCGCCTGGAGTCTTCATCGAAGAGGTCAATTCTGGCGGCCAAACTGTCCAGGCTGTCGGAACGTCGACGATGGCTATCGTTGGATGGACAACGTTTGGCGTTGCTAATCGGGCCTCCCTTGTGACCAGCACGGATAGCTACGCACGTCAATTCGGCGATCAGACGGTTGAGTCCCGTGTTCCTCTATCGGTCAGTGCGTTCTTTGCGAATGGTGGAACCCGCTGCTACGTAGTCCGCGTGGTTCCTACCGACGCCGTGGCTGGCGTCTCTGGAATTTCTACTGTCCTTCTTGGTGAAGATCCTTCGACAGCACCAGGTGCGTCGATCTCGCCTGCGCAGGACGGGACCACCAATGGTCCGTTTACGATCCAGCTATCGCACTTTCCTCTGACGGCAGATGTGGTTACGGTCCATTGGACTTCGACGGGATCGAAAGTCGCGACGATCACTGGAACGTCAACAATCGGAGGTACGAACGCATCAGCTGTGTCGTCCGCGACCCTGAATCGTACGACCGGCGTCCTCACGATCACTTTCAATGCGGCGCCTCCGGCGGTCGATTCGATTCGTCTCGACTACACGTATTCGATGTGGCCCCTTGTCGCAGCGAACGTCGGCGAATGGAGCCTCAATCTGAGCGTGGTGCTGCGTGGCAGCCAGAATGACTTTGTCTACGGTATTCCAGGGGTTGCGAATGCTGGAACGTGGACCAAGTATGACTTGCTGGTTCAGATCACAGATCCAGTGACGAACATAGTCTCAATCGTCGAGACCTACGATGAGCTGAGCTTCACCGATCCTACCGATCCGTTGTTTGCGCCTGCGGTGATCAATGATGCCAGTAATTACATCGTGATCACCGACAACAACATCCATGACGTTCCGTCGACATTCAAGCCGACGACCGTTACGGCTGAGTCGATTGGTACAGGAAACGGAACCATCAAGAACTTCTCTCACACCGCTGCACAATTTCCTATTGTGCAGGTCTCGCCAGTTTTGCATTACACGATCGGCGCCGTAGTGAAGACGGCTACGCCAGATTCATCAGGTAATTTCACTGGCACTGACTTTGATGCCACAAAGACGAATAGCATTGTCTATGCAACTGGCGTGATCACCTTGAATTTCGCCACTGCACCTGACAACACGACTACGATCACGATCGACTACATCAAGATGCCGGCGACGAGTTCGGTGACCTATACATTCGCCGGTGGTTCCGATGGAACCCTGACGATCGGGTCAAGCCAATTTGGACGGAACGTCTTCAGTAGTCCAACACTTTCTCCGAACAAACTTGGCCTATTCGCACTGAATCGTGTCGACGAGATGATGCAGCTGATCATCCCGGACTTCGCTGGCGATACGACCATTGGCGGAGACCAGGTCGACTTTGCAGAAGCACGCCGCGATATCTTTGTGATCCTGTCGACGCCAAGTGGTTTTGCTGCTCAGCAGGCGGTCGATTACGTGCGGATCACGTTCAACCGCTTCTCGAAGTATGCGGCAATTTACTGGCCGTGGCTCAAGGTGGCGGACCCGCTGCGAAACAACCGTAGCATTCTATTTCCGCCCCAGGCCCATGTTGCTGGAGTGATTGCTCGTACCGACTTGACGAAGAATGTCGGTAAGTCGCCGGCTGGGACGGTGGATGGTGCGCTGCAATTCCTTACGGCTCTGGAGCATATTCCAGACAAGGGCGAGCGAGACACTGTCTCGCCAGCTCGCATCAATTCAATGATCGATACACCGCAGACAGGTAGGGCTGTCTGGGGTGCGAGAACGCTATCGGCGGACTCGGCGTGGAAATACATCAACGCAGTACGACTCTTCATGTTCGTCGAGAAGTCAGTATTCAACTCGACGCATCAGTTTGTCTTCGAGAATATCGGACAAACGCTATACAGCCAGATCAAGAGCCAGCTCGATAGCTTCCTGGGCAACCTGTTCAATCAGGGCTACTTTGCCGGAACGTCGGCTACGCAAGCGTACTTCGTGAAGTGCGATGGAGATAACAACCCGCCTGATGTCGTGAACGCAGGCCAGGTTATTTGCGATGTCGCGTTGGCGCCGAACAAGCCAGGTGAGTTCATCAGATTCCGCTTCCAACAGAAGTTGTTGACCTCCTAGTCGGGAACAGGAGACGGTAAATGGCTCGTCCTAAGGCAACGGATTTTCTCCACTCGTTCCGATTCCATGTGATTGTCAATGGATTTGGGGCGACGACATCTCCGGCACTGCAAAGCGGCGGAGACAAGCCACAGGCAGGGTTCAACGCGTGCTCGACTCCAGAGGCCTCTGAGGAAGCGGTCGAGTATCGAGAGGGACACTACATCTACACGAAGAAGTTCGTTGGTCTTCCATCGATCGCTGACATCACGCTTTCTCGTGGTGTTGCGATGACGGATGGTACTTTCTGGCAGTGGATGAAGCGTTGCATCGAAGGCAACGAGGAGTATCGCGCAGACGTAGACATCAAGCATTTCCACCGCGATGCGAAGCAGCAGACCCAATCGTCGCCAACGAATACGACGCAGATGGGAGTTGGTGGCGCTGCTGGAGTCGGGGATGGCAAGGGCTCGATGATCTACCATCTCCACGAGGCATTCCCAACCCGGCACAAGGTTGCTGGTGATCTCGATTCGACGGCTTCTGAGGTTTCGATTCAAGAGCTTGATCTTGCCTACGAATACTTCGATATCGAGAACCCGAATCAATCTGCCACTCCATAGCGATCAATGAGGTAAAGCTTTCTGCTATCCTTCTGATCGTGCCTCGTAGCCGAATCACCGATTTTCTCCAGCAACACACATTCTGGGCTTTCGACGCCTCTGCGCCGATCGTAGCGCCTGTATTCACACCGCTATTTGGCTTTGCGCGGATTACAAGTCCGAAGATCGATGCTGACGTAGAAACGTTCAAGGACGGTACTTTCTTGTACCAGCGTTCTGTAATTAAGGGTGCGTCGGTGCAGCCGGTTGGGTTCGAGCGGGGTGCGAGCTTCTTCGATTCAGATTTCTACGACTGGATTGCATACGCGATTTATGGCCAGAAAATTACCAATGACCAGAATGTATCCGGCACGCTGGCTGGAAAAGGCTTGAGCACGTCTACGGTGGATGTGCTTGCTCCTGGTATTCGTCGGAATCTCGTTGTGTTGCACTTCTCGACAATCAATCCAGGGATAAACGGAGCGATCAACCTTGGACCGGGTTCATCTGGTCCGCCGGGAGCAGTGTCTCTTGGACCATTTGAATTTGCTGCCAGAATACCAGCTCGCGCGTGGTTGCTTCATAACTGCATTCCCACAAGTTACGTCGCTGGATCTGATTTCGACGGCTCGTCAGCAGGAATCTCAATAATGTCGCTGGAGGTTCAGCCGGAGTGGATTGAGGAATTTAGCTTTGGGCTGAAACCGTAGGAGAACAAAATGCCGAACGATAAATGGGAAACGCCGGACATCGCTGGGCTGCTGCGTGATCGTGATGAGCGTATCGAGTCTGGGGAGAGAACGCCGATCAGTTATCACAGCTTCCCATTGACAGGTGGACATCCAAGCCGAGGCCATGACGAGCTGTCGCTTGAGGATGATCAGTACATCATAGATCCCGATTACATGGAGGTTCTCGGGTTGCAATGGGATGCTCTCATCAAACACAGGCGATAGATCTGATCTCATATTCAAATAATCAACTTGACTGATATCCCCAGATAGAAGTAGAAATCATAGTTACTTCTATCTGCGGATATCGTGTTGACCGATCAGATCAGAGCTGGACATCTCTCCGACGTAAAGACGCTGGAGGAATGGAAGCAAAAAGTAATCGAGCGTGACAAGGGCGAGTGCGTCAATTGCACAAACGTCGGAAAGGTCACTGCTTGTTTCATCATTCCTCCTGAAGTTGGAGGCAAGCTGCGTACTCAAAACGGAGTAACAGTATGCCGCGATTGTCGGATCGCTGCTGAAGGTGCTCGCGTTCTGCCAACCCGAATCGACAACAAGACACCAATCAATTTTCTGATCAGCGCCAAGCTTCACAAGGTCGTGATGGACTATGCGAGCAACGGTTCCAACTACGGGAGCGTTTCCTCTGTCGTTAGGGGAATGATGAACTCGTTTATCGCGAGCCCGGAGCTGTTCGAGGATATGGCGCTCTGGCAGGACATCGGTTCCGACGTGAAGGTGAACGGTTGGGTCGATGGAAATCAGTACGAATTATTCAAAAACATGTGTAACGATCGAGGGATATCCTATACGGATGCCCTCAAGTCGCTTCTGTTGATGGCAGTCGACGGATATACCAAGGACAACTAGATGGAGACTGTGAACCCAGCAGTGGAACTCCCGAAGTCTTCGGTCGATGGTTTCGAGCTGCCGTGCGGTTATATCGATCAAGACGGAAAGCTTCACACTCAGGTCGAGATTCGTGAAATCACTGGACCAGAGGAGGAGATCTTAGCTGCCACCAACATGATGGCGTTTAGGAGACTCAATAGGCTCATGATCGCGTGTACAGCCGCTATCGGGCCTTATCGAGGCGAGGCGGCAATGGAGAAGATCATTCCCGACCTCTGTCAGGGTGATCGCTTCTTCATCATGTTTGCGATTCGGCGAGTGAGCCTAGGAAACGATATGCCATTCATTTCCAAGTGCCCACATTGCGACCAGGAGCAGAAGATCGTGGTCGATCTCTCGGAGCTGGAGGTGAAGGCTATGCCGGATCCGAAGAGACGAACCTATCCGATTGTCCTGCCGAAGTCTGGTCACAAAGTCCTAATGAAGGTACTGACAGGTCGCGGTGAGGATTCGATCGCAAGGGCACTTCAATCGGGCAAGGATAGGATTTCAACCTCGTTGCTGGCTCGGATTGATTCCATGAACGACAAGCCATGTACCTTAGAAGATTTAAAGGTGCTTGGACTCATGGATCGTAACTTTCTTCGGGATGCCTGGGAGGATAACGAAGGGGGTATCGATACAAGTATAGACATGGAATGTCCAAGCTGTGCCGCTGAGTATCAAGCGAATGTAGATCCAAGCCAGGAGGGTTTCTTCAACCCTTTGGCAGTATTGAAACGCTGGAACAAGAAATCTTCTACCTGATGGAGGTATGGCCGGGCTCGTCGTATCGAGATCTAATGGAAATGCCGTCATCGAGACGACTACGAATGATGCTTCAGAAGGGCGATCTAGAGAACGAACGAAGGAAGCATTTAGAGAGGCTGCGGGGTCGACGGTAGCAAGATGAAGATCGATCTGCGCAAACGCTTGCGTACATGGTGTTGTCGATGACCAGGGTCTGTACTATTTGCGGTGAGAATGACGAGTCGTTGTTTATGACTGGTCCTGCTGATCCGCTTAAAATATGGAAACGAAATTGTCGTAAGACCAGGATATGCCGTCAGTGCGAATACAAGAAGCGACAGCTAAGGCAGGAGAAGAAAAGGACTCCGATTAAAAAGTTTCTGCTTGAACTGAAAATAAGCAGAGGCGGGTGTTCGCGCTGTCCGTCCATTCCGAATGAGTTCTGGGATTGGGAAGCATTTGAGTGGGATCATGTCCGAGGTATCAAGGAGTTCAACGTCTCGGAGGCGGTTAATTTTCCTGCCAAGAAGTTCCCATCTTTTGATGCTTTAAAGATCAAAGTTATGGACGAGGTTGCGAAATGCGATCTTCTTTGTGCTAACTGCCATCGAACAGTGACGTGCAGGCGTAAGCAACTCGGAAACGTTCGTCGGTTTGCGTATGCGCAGATCATCCCCGGTAGCACGATCATTGGAATCGACGTAGCGTAGAGCCGACGCTTCCGAGCGAAAAGGAGCTGTCCACGTGGCCCTGAATAACATGGGCGTCGGTTTCAACTTCACGGGCCGGGATACCGGGCTGTCGAAGACAATCGGATCAGTTAAGGCTGGATTTGTCGGTCTCGCTGGATCCGTAAAAGATATCGCGATGACCAGTGCGAAGAAGATGTTCACGGGCTTCGCACGTGCCGACAGTGTTTCCCAAGCGATGGGAGACATGAAAAACAACCTCACCGATCTTGAATCCAGATGGGTCGGGTACGACGTTGTGACCAGTAAGGTCTTCGCCGGCATGGGGCACATGTCGATGAGCCTGGAGAAGGCAAAGAAGACTGCTGGCGGTCTTGCCTACAGCCTCAATCGTCCGATTGACAGTATCGCAGAGTCAATGAAGGCCTTGGAGCAACAAGGCATTGACGTTGGCAAGATCGGATTTGGAAGTCTATCAAAGTTCATCAAAATTATGGATGTGGCTGATGTGAATGGCGCTGAGATGGCTGCCACCATTGGTCACTTGAGGAAAGAGGTTGGATTAAACGACAAGCAACTCAAGTCGATGATCCAAACGACCGCCAACGTTGGTCGCATGTTCAACATGGGCTCGGAGTCGATGCAGGGCATGATCGACATGACCAAGCTGATGCAGGAGGAGGGACAGGGTCTCTTCACCCAGTGGGGTCCTGAGCGCACCAAGATGTTTATCGAGTCCGGGACTGCTTTGGCTGGCATGTTCATGCAGGCAGGTCATAGCGCGAAGGAAGCTCAGTCCCTGGCCCAAGGACTCACGAAGGTCGTTGTTGGTGGCGTGAATGACTTCCAGTCGCTCTATGATGGCCTGGCGCAGGATCTGGGACCCGCGGCCGACATTCTTGCCCAGAACATGGGAGGCGGGGTCCAGGAAGCCTTCGAGCTATTGCAGAAGTCGCCTTTGGAGTTTTCCCAGAAGCTCAATGAAGCCTTTACGAAGGCTGAGAAGGTCATTCCAAAGAACAAGCTTCAAGAGGCAATCGGTCGCTTCTCGCAGCAGATCTCGAAGGAGGCCAGCCCCGCTATTGCTGACTTCATCACGCATGGCATGACGCCAATGCACGACAAGGCGACGGAGCTAATAAAGGCGATTGGTGCCGGCGGGCTCGGTGGTCCAGGTGGAATTGACGCTCTGAACAAGGGCTTCAAGAGCGGCATCAGTACTCAGGAAGAGTATGGGCGAATCCTAGATCAGATGGCGACTAAGCTGAAACACCTAGGCAAGGTCAATGACAGCGCCTTCAACGATAGTCTTCGTAGCTCGATCAAGGTGATGGAGGGCAGCATCACCGCAATGAAGGGCGAGTACAAGGGGATCGGAAAATTCTTCGATGCGATCCAGGAGATCAATTACCACGGATTTGGTGGGTTTCTTGGTCACCTCGATAAGTCATTGCTGGCTACGCAGGCCCTCACTAAGAACATGGGTCCATTGGGAGCTGGCGTCGTCAACTTGGGCATGCTGTTTGTCAGGGCTGGCCGTGGAGGCAAAGAGATGACCTCCATGTTCGACAATATGAAAACCCAGATGTCGAAGTTTGGCGCGGGTGTCGGCGAGTTCATTAACGACATGATCAGGGGTTTCGAGGTTCTTTGGCCTGTGATGAAGGACGCAGGTAGCAAGGCGCTGATGGCTCTCTACAATGCTTTGTATAAGGATGATCCTGCTCATACGCCTAAAGAGGCAATGACGAAGCTGTGGGATCACACCATGGAATACCTGCGGACGAATATCCCGATCTGGTGGCATGGGCTGACAAAGCTGCTGAGCGATCTCTACAAGGATCTTGGTGGTGATCAAGCGTCGAGTGCGATGAAGAGTGGCTTCGATAGCCTGATGAAGATGGTTACCCCCTACGCAAAGCAGGCTTTCCATGCGCTTGCTGATGCCGCAATGGATGCGTTCTGGGATGCAATCACTCCCGACTTCCTTAGCATGAAGCACGCAGGGGATGATCCTAAGGGAGCATCGTCATTAACTTGGAACAAGTACCAGCACGACTACTGGGAAGCGCTCAGGAGCAATGACAAGAAGATGCAGGATCTTCGGTACGAGCAGCTCAAGCAGCTCGCGCCCGATCTTGGCTACGAGAAGTTGCTGGGGCAGCTGCCGAAGCCAGGAACGATCTTGCAATCAAGCGGGGCGACTGTGTCTCTGCCCAATGCGTCCGAGCCTCTTCAGCCAGCGTCTGTCGCTAGTTATTCGGCTGGATCGGATACTCCGATGTCGAAGGCTTCACAGACTACCAAGGCGCTCGTCGAGGCCACACACCATCCTGAATGGGCGACAGAGAGCAACGACATTCAGCGTGCCCAACTGTCGGCGCTCCAGAGCTTGCCCGACCAGATCGCAAACCGACTTCAAAGTGGAGGAGGCGGTGGTGGCAGGAGCGGTGGATCAGTTGGCGACAGTGGCAGAAACACGACAGGCGTCAGTAGTCATTAGGAGAATTAGATGTCAGTTGGGATCTCCCCAGTTTCTAGATTACTGTTCAACCAGCTGCTTAGTATCAGCGGGTTTGAGTTCTGGGATACGCTCGATCTACCAGATTTCGTAGCTCGTCCTGGCGATCTGAAACATAGAGTGGATTCAAGCGATCGAATCGATGTCCTGGCATTCCAGTATTACAACGATGCTGGTTTCTGGTGGGTAATTGCGTGGGCGAACGGCATGGAGATTTTGCCAACAGATCTCAAGGCCGATCACGATATCGTGATTCCAGATCCTGATTTCATCATCAATTCGTTCCTTCCGGCTCCCACCACCCAGCAGCAGTCCTAAGCCATGGCGCTAGACCTATTTGGTTGTTACATCGCAGGCAAGATCAAAACCTTCGCAGGCAAGGAGATTGGCGGCCAACGCGAATTCGATCTCTGGACAGATTCTGCGAATGGTAGTGCTTTGCCGAGTCAGCTGAAGGCACTTGCGAACTTGGCTTACGTTTCAGAAGTACAGATCGAAGTCGGAATGGCGCGTAACTCGCGCGTTTCTGTGACGATGACACCGCCGTTCGAGGACGCACTAGAGATCATCAACTCACCGCTGGTTCAGTGGGGCATTGGTCAGCTTGAGGTTGTCATCGGTTACACTACGCCACTCAACGGCAATAATGCTGCTTTACGAACGCTGACATATGGAGGATTACTCCAGAAGCCAGATGTCAGAATCGGAAGCGATATCACGATCACCTTGAATGCTCTTGGTGTTGGGTATGCCCTCGACACCGCCAACAGCGTCAACGGGCGCCAGTTTCCAGCTGGCACGTCGCCGGCAGAAGCGGTTGAGACTGTATTGAAGGACTATACGGAGTTCGTCCTTGACGATCTCTGGAAGGACTTCGGACTTTCAAAGAGCCAGTCGGCGAGAAATTCTGGAGTGAAACATCCATTCTTCCAAGCTCCGCAGAGTGTCAAGGTCAAGGATAGCAATGGTAACGACGTGCAGACGCCGGTCACGATTGAAGTCGGTCCGCGGAACGATTGGTGGTTTATCCAGGAAGAGTGCAAGAACTATGGACTTGATCTCTATGTGGTCGGAAAGAACGTTCAGATAAAGGACCGCAACAACTGGTACGTGAACCAGCCGAACAAGGGAGTCAAGCGTTTCGTGGTGCGCGGAGGGATGGATCCGCAGAGTCTGCTGTTCCCGATCCTCGATCTATCGTCTCCAACGACGGCTGTATGGCTCTCAGCTGGTATCGGCGAAGTACTCCAGCAGGATGTTCCAGCAGATCGCAAAGGGCCTGACAGCTCTGGGGTTAACAAGGTGACGATCGATGATCAGTCAAACCCAATCAACCAGACTGGACAGGGAACCGTTGACAAGACCCAGAAGGCATTTGGTAGGACACAGAACTTCGGGCTCCACTTCCCGGGCAATCCTGAGACCGCGGCTATCGAGTATGCCAGGGGAGAATTCAAGAACCAGAACTACAAGAAGGGGATCAATATCGAGGTTGAGACAGTCGGAATTCCAGACCTAGTTCCTGGGGAAGTAATCACAGTTCTTGGAACGGAGTCTGCCAGCAGCAATGGTAGAGGGGTCTTTAATGGAGACTATGGCGTGGTGAACGTGATCCATACCATAGGGATCGGTGGGTATTCTTGCCACTTCAAGGCGATTGGCAACTACCTGCCTGAAGTCATGGCCATGGCTACTGCCCAAAAGGGCCAGGCCTCCAATATCGATCCTTCTCCAAGTGTTGGCTTGTTAAGCAATCAGGTCCAGGGAACGAGGATCAAAATAGATCCGATCGCCACTGGCAAGACCACCCTGCCGGGAGGCTGACCGATGCTGTTTGAGGCAGTAATGGATCATCTTCGGAAGCTCGGGTCTGATTTTGATGAATTTACCGGGAACCTGAAGAGACTGGGTCTGGAGTATTTCCGTAGGTACTATGGCCCCTACCGCGCGATCGTCGAGGACAACGCAGATCCGGCTGGACTTGGGAGGGTCACGGTTTCATGTCCGCGTGCACGCATGCTGAAGGACAATGGTCACTGGTTATTTCCCATGGCCGCGGGAGCTGGACCAGGTCATGGCGAGTTCTTTCCGCCAGAGAAGGGTGATGCGGTCTGGATCTTCTTCGATAATGGGGACCCGAATGAGCCAGCATGTTACCTGGGAGGGTGGTATCACGGTTCTGACATCGACTCCGAGCTTGCTCCCTCCCCAAAGAATGCTCCGAAAAAGCGTGGCTGGGTGACTCCTGGAGGGAACAAGATCATCATCGATGACACCAATGGATCAGAATCGATCCTGGTGAAGCAGAAGTCAGGAAAAATCGTTCGGATTACAAAGGATAAGATCAGCGTAGGCAGTAAAGATGGCTCCTTCGAGCCAATGCTGCTCGGCAAGCAAGTCAAAAACTGGCTTGATAACCATACGCATCCACACGCTTATGGGCCGACGCAGAAGCCTCTAACCCCGCTTCCGCAGAATGCGCTAAGCAGCGATACCGAGACAAGCTAGATGGCTCTTGTATCCGCTGGGCTTTATGCCCAAATCCTTCAGATTTTCAATCAAACGCTCGATAGTAGTTCTGCGATTGCCCAGCGAATTGCAACTGCTTACCAGATTTATGCGACAGCTGCACAGGGTCCACACGGTGATCCTGTACTTCTCAAGGGGATTGAGATGCAGCAGCTCAAGAATGTTCTTCAGCAGATAATGGATCACCAGATACCGCTGGCTGGTGCATCCCAGCAGATCGGCTTGGCTGTCATGCAGTTCTGGCTTGTTCCTCCGGTGATGACTGCCGTTGGCGGGGTGTGTACCGCGATCATAACTCCACCTGCGGTTGCAAAGCTATCAGCTATCCAGGCAAACTCCTATGCAGAGTCAGCCCAAACGCTGGCGGATGCTTTGGATCTGGCGACCAAGACAGTGGTGGTGACATACCCGCCAATCCTTGGTCCACCAGGGACATTGCAATAATACGATGCCGACGATATTCAGCATACAGTTCCCTTTTAAGGCCGGAACACAGGCCTTTCCAAACCCAGCGTTCGATGACGATGCGATCATGTCGTCAATCATCCAGATCATTTGTACCGGGAAGAAGTCTAGGGTGATGCGACCAGACTTTGGATGTGACGCATTCTCGTTCGTCTTCGAGAACAACGACGACAATTTCAGGCGCCTGGTAGAGCGAGAGGTCCGTAGCTCCTTGGCTAAGTGGGAGCCGCGGATTCAGGTGGATGCCGTGACGGTCGAAAGCGGTGACGATATCACTGCCCCAGGGCAGATTCTGATCACGATCTATTACACAGTCATCGCCAGCCAGACTGCGCAGGCAGTTGCACTTGTGGGAGGCCTATAGAGCATGGCTAACACTACGGTCTCCAGGGCGAATTTGAACCGCGTCCAGTACGCTGGGCTCGATTTCGATTCTTACGAAGACGAGATTCTTGCTCGTTTGCAGATCACCTATGCGGCGTCTTACAACGACTTCGTTGTTTCGTCGCTTGGGATCATGCTGGTAGATTTATTTGCCTTCGGTCTCGATACCTTGGCGTTTTATCTTGATCGACGTGCGACCGATAACTTCCTTTCCACTGCACGCACTAGGAAGTCTGTTGCCCGCGCAGCTCGCCAAATCGGGTACAAGATGGGACCGGCGGTCGCTTCTAGCGTCCTGGTGGCTGTTTCTCTCCAGCAGCAGTATCCATTCGATGTTCCGCTTCCGATTGGATTTGAGTTCAAAGGCCCGAATGGTTTGATCTTTGAGGCGCAGCAGGCCTATACGTGGCCGAAATTCACAAACTCAACGGCAAGTATTACTTGCTCTGAGGGACAGACTCTATCAGCTACGTTCACGTCGAATGGCTTGGCAAATCAGATTTTCCCGATCGCTAACGTCCCGGTCGGTAAGTTTGTTGTTGGTCCAGGATCAAATGGTCAGTCGCAGGTAACGGTGACTGTCAATGGCGTGAAGTGGACCGAAAGTGAATTGCTGTCTTTTGGTGCAACGAATCAATTCGAGATCGGATATAACGACTCGCCACCAACGTTGAGGTTCGGCGATGGCGTTGCGGGAAACATTCCTCCTCAGAATGCGTCCGTCGTTATAACGTACTTCGCCTCGACTGGTATCAACGGCCAAGTTCTGGCGAACACGATTCAGTCTGTCAATACTCCTCTGGTCGTTAATACCCAGAACATCGGCTTGGTTATCAACAACCCGAGTTCTAGCGTTGGTGGCTCTGACGCTGAAAGTATTGCAAGTGCCAAGGCGAACGCGCCGCTTTTCTTCAAGAGTCGTGGAGTCAACATCACGGCCGAGGATTACCAGTCTCGCGCTGGGACCTTCCGTGATGGTACCCAAGGAGCAATTGCGGTAGCTCATGCCATCACGGTCAAATCGGCCGGCGATGATGCATATTTGAATTCACAGCTGAATTCGATCTCAAGCGATACAGAGACCCTTGAGAGGAACATCGACAATACAGCTGCATCTCTGTTGGCAGGGCCTCTTGCCAACATCAAAACGGATATCAACGATCCGTCCACGGGGATCACAGCGTTGTTAGGTTTGTTGAATACCGATCTCACAGCAATTGCTGGCTCAACCAGCACGATCAAGACCGCGATTTCTCAAATCCAGGTGGGGCAGGGACAGATCAACACCGCAGCCACGGCTCTGCAAACGGCCATTGCTGGAATCCCAACGGCTGTATCGGATGGATTGACTGCGGCGACTCGGGCAACACTGACGGCGCAGGTGACTGTCGTCCAGACTGGGGCTGCTGCGGTGGACCCGTCGACAATCGCCACTCAGAATGGCTCTATTGTTTCTAAGGCGGCAGAGGCAACGGGTTTTTCTGGGTCTATCTCGGCAAAGGCAACGGACGTTCTAACGCAAGAGGCAGCCGCAGAGACCCAAGTAAATAACCTGACAGCATCAGTTGGAACGCTCGTGGCTGATATCGGATCGATTCAGCTAGGCAGCGGATTCGTCAAGAATATCTTCGATCATGTCAACGCCTTCTTGTCAGCAGACTGTAGCGCCAATTTGGTCGAGGTACCTGTACTCACCCTGGATGCTGATGGCTTTTATGTGCCGCCGACATTCGGTCTGATGAAGTCGCTCCAGTCATTCTTGGATCAAAACAAAGAAGTATCACAAGTTGTTAAGGTTGTCGGAGCGTACGATCAGCTGGTGCAGGTATGGCTGAGCGTAAAGATCGGCATCTTGACAGGATTCGTCATAGATACGGTCAAGGCACAGGTTCAGGCAGCGGTGCTAAACGTGATGAAGGGTCGATCGTTTGGAGCTACGCTCTATCTCGATGAGCTTTACGGGCCAGTTACACCGAGTACTGCTACGATCGACGGTCTTTCGAGTGTCAATATCAGTATTGTTCCAGGCGATCCAGTGGCGAAGATTGGTACCGGGGTCTACGACGCGAGAGGGATTCTGATCACTCCAGCGTTGGTGACTTCCGGGAGTGCATTGCAGATCGATGAAGTTGGTAACTTGCAAGTTGATGCGTCGCAGGTCGCTACACGCGGTACCGATATCGGGCAGAACTTAGCGTTCAATATCGTGACATTCGTAGTGTCATAAGGAGGACGCTATGGCACTGACCGCAGTCAACTCAAAAATCACAAAGAGCGGAAATGCGATCGAGATTTACAAGGGTCAATCGAAGGATATCGAAGTCGATTTGACCCAGCCAGGTATCGATCCGCGGACAAATTTACCAGCGGATGTGTCTGTAGATCTAGCCGGAGCGGTGATGTACTGCTCCGTTCGCAGTGAGCCCGGAAATCCAATCCTGCTGATCAAGAAGGTTTCAACCGACGTGACCCAGATTTCCTTTACGGCGCCAACGACTTCCGGTGTTGCCGTGATCCATTTCGGCCCATTGGATACCTACAAACTGGAAGCGGATACCTACGTATTCGATGTCTGGGTTGTGCTCAGTGGCGGGAAGACTTACCCCGTGATAGAAGTATCCGAGTTCATCGTTAAGCAGCCAGTAACGATCATAGCTGGGTAGGCAGCGGATCGATGCGACACGCCAGAAAGGGTACGATCAGTGGCTAATATCACCGACAGGATGCAGTGGCCGTACCCAGAAGAAGATGCGGATCCGTGGTTTGACGACTTTCAGGCTTTTGCTACTCAGGTCGATGCCTCGGGATATGCGTCTCGCGAAGATCGCCATTTGATCCTCAGCAGCACTGCGACGTTTTCATTCGTTGCATCTAGCGGTGCATTGACGTGGTCAGCGGGAATCGATTTCGTGAATATGATCACGGGTCACGTACTCACGATTCCTGCTGGCAGCGTGGTCCTCAGTGACGGCCAGATGGCTTATCTGGTTCTAACGAGATCTCCGCTCACGAACATGAATGTAACGTTGACGGTGGCGACCTCCGTGCCGAATACGAATGATGCGCTCGTATTCTGCATTCGCCGGGCGTCATCGGTGTACTTCATTCGTGGGAACAGTATTACTGACGGTCAAGTCATCAATCCATTCCCTGCGGTTGCTGGACCAGGCCACGAGGAGCGAGGTCGAGTCTCGTTTGACGGAGTAACGGTCGGTCCTGATAGCACCACAGGATCGAGACGCGTGACGTTTGCTCAAAGCTTTGGAGTTGCTGGAGCATCGGTATTTAACTTTCAGTGCTCCATGGGTCCAGGAACTCCGCGTACAAATTGCAGGATCGGTAATATCGACACGAATGGCACCTTCATGGATGTGTATGTCGATGATCCGACCTTCGTGGGCATTGTTAGCTGGCAGGCGGCTCTGTAAGGAGATCCCAGCGATGATTACTGCGACAGTGAAACCGATCAGTATTCCAACGGGGACCTTTCACGAAGTGCCTCGGCTGAAGGCAATGATCAACTATGCCAATCAGGTGGGTCATAAAATGATCCAACAGATTCCTGTGACTGGACTGATCGTCTTAGTGCCTGCAATAACTGGCAGAATCAAGGCTCTTTAAGCGGTGATGTAAGTGCCTGGATTTGGCAAAGGACCATTTGGTAGCGGCGGCTTTGGCCAGTGGCCATGGGCATTAAAGGCCATAGCTGGAGCTGTGCCAGATATTTATAAGGATCTCGATCAGAGCGTTGGCAACAATAGACTTGGCGAGCTGCTCCAGGTGGTTGGGCAATCCATGGACGAGTCACGTAGGAAAATACGTGACTTTGATGACTTGCGTGATGTTTTTCTTGCTCCTACCGATCAGACTTTCAGCGAGACAATCCAGATCCTCCAGGTTGATAATCTCGGGGACGGAACATCGCGTGTATTCATCAGTAACGGCATAAATGGCGACAAGTTCACTTCAATTCGCCTCGGTCAGACTCTTCAGGATTTCACCCAGACCCGCTTCAATATCGTCGAGATCAACTCGTCAGCAGTCCCTGGGGATTTCACTAGCCCAATCCCCATTGATCCATTCACAGGGATGGCGACCGCAAAGAATATCATTGTCAGCAATATCTCTCAGGCTGCTCAAGAGACGGTTCCCATGGTCTCTGGCGCGCTTGTTTTCAACGAAAATCCAATCGTTGGTCAGTATCAGGCTGGACATGTCAACGATGGAACAACAGCCCCGCCATATATTTTTACCGTTGCCTTCCCGCCCATTGCTGCCAATGCGATTCAGATAACGTGGAGGGAATCGGGAGCTGCTAAAGCAGGTAGTCTCAACAACAAGGGCCAACCAAACGGGGATCTTGGGCTCGGCAGCTCGGTCAACTTTCTGACCGGATTGATCACTGTCTATACCAAAGACTTCAAGACAGCAGACAATCTTTCAATCACTTTGACGTACACCCGGATCCCGATCGTTGAGACACCAAATGCCGGACAATATGCGGCAGGGCACGTCGCTGATGGAGTGACTGCTCCTCCATACATCTTCACTCTCTCAGCACCAGATCTTGCTGAGAAACCGACAACCGTTCGGTGGACCGAGGGGGCTACTCCTCGGGTCGGTGTATTCACGCCGACGGGTCAGTTGACTGGTGATCTAGGGAATGGGAGCACGGTCAACTTCTCGACGGGTACGATTGTGCTGTACACGAAGGATGCGGGGATTGCTGACAATCTCTCGATATCTGTTTCGTACCCAGAAGACGGAACAGTTAATTCACAGCACATTCTGGCAATCTTGGGGTCCGATTTCGCTGTCGAGATAGATCGTCACGATCCGATTCCTTTTCAACGTTCGTTTGTCAACCATTCGTTCCAGCTCTGGGATATCAAGGGCTCCGCGGATGGCTACAAGTACATGGGGGCGATTGCGGGATTCTTCGTACGCTCCTTCGGACTTTATCGGATCGCCTCGTACTGGGTGCCCCTTCTGCCGGTAATCAATGTCTTTAATATCGTCATTCCGAGAAACAGATCGTCGCTCACGTTGCCATCGAGGAGCGGGCATTCGACATTTACTTTTTCGCCTCCATCGGCATTGGCTGATGGCGTTGCAACCATAACGCTTACGGTAACTGTTCTTGATAACACTAATAATCCTATTGTCGGCCAGCCTGTATCGCTATCGACGCAAGATCTGGGTCTAACATTTTCTGCCACGAGTGGAATAACAAATGGGAGCGGAGTCTTCACGGCAACAGTATCGTCGACAATTGCTGAAACAGCGATCGTCTTGGCGACTATTGGTGCTGTCAGTCCACTAAAACTTGAGCAGGCGGTGTCATTCACCGGGTACTACACTGATATTGATCCGCGACGAGCTGTAATGGATGAGATTCCAGCAGATTTCGTTACGACTGATCTGTTTGATTTCAGTCCAACGTTCCCAGACTTGATCCAGAATGTGACGGTTAACTCCGTTACCTTCATTCGGACTGAGGGGACGGATTTTAGGAACAGCGTCGTAGTCACCCCGAATGCGGGGCAGATGAATCGCTCGCTCGCATTCCCTCAGGCAGTATTCGTTGATGTGGCGGCGAACTCGTTCAAGGTAGAGAATTTCCAGCTCCTAAGCAATACCCAGTATTCGTTCGAGGTGCTCGCTCCGAATACTCCTGTTGCTGGAGCTGGTACGGTTACGTGGAGAGCCGTACCGTTAGCGGCGACAATTCCGACGATAATCTCTGGTACTCCCGCAGTACAGAATTTCGGCCCGCAATACACGGGGTTCACTGGTCATCGCGTCAGGGTGATGACTAATCTGTCGGGTCCCTACGCTGGCGATGAGCCGCTGCTTGCGCCGGTCCAGCAGGGAAACTGGGAAGTGACATTTAGCGACGGGACCTCGGCATGGATCGAGTCGATGGCCTGGGATGGGACCCGTCTGAACATCGAGCTGGTAACTGCGGTGATTCCTGTCCAGGGGACATCGATCTACATCAGCTACGTACCCAATATCATCCCTGAGTGCGATTGGTGCCGGGCGAGCATTATCCGCGTGCTCATGACCCCAGATGCCATCCTGGCCGATCCAGCGGCCTTGGCTGATGATCCTGGAACCAGACTGACGAACCGACTCAAGCCGCTGGTGCCGGTCCATATTCGCTTCGCACAATTCGTCTACGATCCGGGGCCAGGTATCGCGACGTTTCCAGCATTTATGGCATCCAGCTCGATCAAAGAAGACAACCTGGATCCCGTGTCTTTCGCGCCGCTTTACGATGATGCAGAAGAATGGACAGCGGATGCGTTAGCGACTCCAGGAACCACTACAGGTGGAACGGGTAACGGGTTTGATCAGATGGTGGCGACATCGACCTCGAACCAGGTGACTCCGTTCATCTTGGAGGAGCACGTCGATGGAACGTCGCCACTGGCGAATAGTTGGCTGGGGACGGGCCTTTGGCATGTAAGCCAGACCAGACCATCCGGCGAGAGCTATTTCTTGGCCGCTGGATTGAAGCCTTCTGGATCGGCATTGTTTGCATATGGAATCACCGACCCGAACACTCCGTTCCAGAATCGAATTGATCTTGGCGCCAGGCCGAATGCGGGGTCTTTGTCTTCGCCCTTGATCGGACCAGTTAGCGCAGCGACCACAGTGACAGCTGAGTTTTGGCACTACTTCTTTGCCGAATCCGGCATGACTAACTACTTGGCATCAGTTGATATTGTCAACTCGGTCGGCGTCGTTCTACAGCACTTCAACAAAAACCAAGTGGGGAACCTGGACGCCACTGGCCTGTCAGTGCGAGCTGGGAGCGGTTATTCGACTCCTGCCCAATGGGCATATATCGTTCTCAATATAACGACAGCTGTTGTTGGTGCTGGACAATTCAGAGTAAGGTGGAACTTCGACACCGTTACGAGCGTAGTCGTTGATCCGACATACGAAGGATGGTTCTTGGATGATATCGTTGTTCGCGTTGTGCCGTGAAAGGATCTAGCTGATGTCCAATATCGTAAACGCAGTCGTGAGCAATGGCTGGCGGTCCGAGCTGGCTCAGTTCTATGGTAACGGCGGAGCCTCTATTACTCTGCCACACCATTTCATCATCGGCTGCGGTGGTTGGACAAATACAGTAAATGGCCACCAGCCAAATAGCCCTGATCCGACACTGACGGCGCTGACTGCCGGAACAGGAATCTATACCGGCGGTGACTATAGCTTTATCTTCACGAAGAACTTCGTGATCATTTCTGATCTTGTATACATAGCGCCGCGTCGCGCCAGGGTTCACTGCTTTGTTGACACAGGCGAAGCGAATCTCACGTCGAACAATAATCCGCCCCAGTTCTTTGAGTTAGGGGTGTTCGACGCCAGCAACGTGATGTTGGTGTATTCGACTTTCCCAATGGAAGTGAAGACGGTCGACAAGACGCTTGAACACTTCATCTACATCGATTTCTAGGAGCACAGATCATGGCTGGTACGCTGCTGAGCACGATTACGAACAACCTAAGGATGCGGTGGCGCGAGACCTACGTCTCCGAGGGTCTCAACCAGAAGATGACGGCGATTGCTGCCGGTATCTACCGCGGGTTCGCGATCACTCCAAGCGCGACTGTCCTTAGTATCACGATTGAGTCCGACGCGACCACGGATGACCATGTGGCGGTGTACGAGACGCAAGCAGCCCCTCGTTACTCACTGACTGTGCACATGTCAGGAGACTTCGATGTGAGCTTGGCTGCGTTCACAAGCCAAACCATCTACATCGGAATCGAGGCTACATACAGCATCGGCGTGGACTCCACTGCGACACTGAATGCCTATACGCAGGCTCAGTACAATGCGGCTCCAGCTGGTAGCATCATCGTTCTTGGCCAGGTGACGGTGCCAGCAAGCGGCACAATCCCAGCTGCTAATATCACGTACGCTACTCGTAGTTCAGCATTCCTGAATCGACCATTGGAAGCTGTTCCGTGGGACCCGTTGATTAGAAACGGTGGCTTTGAGCGTGGCCCTGGAGGCGTTGCTCTTGCGCCACAGCAGTTACCGTTCTGGACGTATACAAGTGGTTTTGGCGGCGGGAGCGCTCATCTCCAGCTGAACACGAATCCAGCTCCGAGCGGTGGCTTCAAAGATTTGGAGCTGGTGACCACAGCGAGCCCCGCCACGGTCAACGGCACCATATATCAGGATCAGAATGTACCGGCAACGGCCGGGCAGGTTCTGCGTTATCGCCTGTACATGAAGTTACTGCAAGTGCCAACGAGCGGAAATATCTTTGTCTATGTTGACTGGGGCGATCAGTTTGGAGCTGTGCTGACCGAGGTCTATTCGACGTTCGTAAGTAACACGAATACGATCGACGGTGTTTACAGACTGGTGGACGCGACATTCACTGCTCCTGCGAATACTGTCACTTTGATTCGAGTTGGTTTCTTCTTCAGTAGCTGTGTCTTCCCGACGGCGGGTACAGTTCTACAGCTCGACAACTTCCAAGCGTATCTTCAGATTCTTGATCCTACGTCCTATTATAGGTTTGACGAGCGTGCAGGTGTAATCGACGTCGTTCGCATGATCACAGAAGCGCCGTTTGATCAGGCGCCTATGATCTATATGCCGCACTCTGTTCTGGACTATTCGCTTCTGTTGCATTCTCCTGGGACGGATGGCACTGGCAACTCTCGTCTCTATACAGATAGCGCTGGAGCCCTTTATTGGACTCAGAATGCTTATCGTAATGGCGTTGTATGGACGAAGGATGTGGCTGGTGCTGCATCCTTAATGCGCTATACGGCGAATGCCATAGATCTGTTTAGCGAGCCAGCTGGAACTAACGATCCTCCAGGTACGTGGTCAAGCTGGACCAATAATCAGGTAACACTTGCGACAGGTAATACTGCAAATCAGACATCGATTCTTGCAGTCGGAAACGGAAGTGGAATTGGCGGGGAATTCACTGGTGGAGTGACTGGAATTGGCATAATCGTCCATGGGACAGTCAGCAACACGAAACCACAACAGACCTGGGAAGATGCAGCAGGCAATATTCGTGGGCTCATCGATCATAACGGTTATCGTATGGGCCGTACCTTTGATCTGGTCGAAAACTGGGTGACCCCTGCGGTAGCGATTGTTGCGTCAGCCACTCCAATCGCTACCCTTCCGCGTTGGTCTGCTCTAATTGCCTCTGGCGGAACCATTCTCCCATCGGCTGGCGGACCGTCTTCAAACTATGCGGCACCCGCAGTAGGAATTGAAACGTCAGCCACCAACGGAAGCAAGGCATCTTTGTATTCGGCTGGTCCGTTGGTAAGAATTGGGACTACTACTTCGATCGTGATTGAATTCGATCTTGGATTGAGTGCGAATGGGACATACACGGCATACGCTGGTCTGGATAGCAATAATGATCCGCAATCGTCTTCAACGAACGCAATTCATATTCGTGCGCAGTCTGGTAGCGCGAACTGGCAGGTGGATTTTATTCAATCAGCAACAACAACGACGATCGACAGCGGTGTTGCAGTCGACCCGGGGGCAACAGATGCTAGTTCGCTAAGAGTGAGAATAGAGGCTCACGGAGCTTCTAGTCCGTTGGGAAAGATAGGACTTGTGTTCTTGAACGAGGTTCAAGTCGCTTCATCGAGCAACATTCCGCTAGTATTCCCTCTTAATATGGTTTTCGAGATGTTTGCTGGCGCGGCTGCGTCTGCGTCGACTCTCATAATTGGAGGATTGAAGATATCCTTCAATCGCAGGTTAAGCCTTCCCGCGCTCTAGTGAGTCATGTTTTCAAAAGCTATGATATCGGCGGATTCTAAGTGATCGTCGATGAAGTAAGGATTCATGATCGCTGATCCATCTAAGTGGCCTAGACCCAGCGCGTGGCCGATCTCATGTGCCCAGGTATCCGCCCAGTAGCCCGGGAAGGCTTCTGGCAGATTCGCCGCGTTCAGCTTGATCTTGCCGTCAGTTGAATCGTACCAGGCCACGGCGTCGCCGCCGGCAACTATGTCTGCTTCTATCGTTGACGCTTCGACGATCTGGAGGTGCTGGCCGAGCGCGTTCGGGGCTTCCTGCGGGAGCACGAACTGGCACCCCACTACGTCCCAGTAGTGGATCCCTTTGCCAACATAGTCGGCGATTCGGATGGTCGGCTGACCCTGGTCATCCAGGGCGATCATCGCGGTGACTTCAGGTGCCACGTCGACGATGACGTAGCCGTGCGACGGGTAGTGAATGCAACCACCAAAGAGCAAGGACAGTAGGCAGCCTAGTATCGTGGCGAAAATCCCGTTCTGATTGGACATGTTCGTTAACCTCTCTTCGTCTTATACGAACCAGAGATCAGTAGATTACGACATCCGTATAAGTATATGATTTTGTGTATGTTTATATTTGCTACCAATTTCGTACTGGTCATCTGGGTTTGCTTATGGCGTTCAATGTCTGTTAAACCAAAAAGAAGAGATGTTGTAGTCGGTATGATCAGAGCGCAGCACGCTCATGTGGTGGAGGATGGATGTTGTGGTTCTAAGCGAAAGAACAGCAAGATTTTATATCTCTGATCAATCCGCTCGTGACTACGACGATGGCGCTGATGTGCAAGAAGTGACATTCGAGATAGACATCTTGGGCCGCCGATTACTAGAACAAATTACAACTCTCAGGTCGGAGTGTAAAAAGACAGCTGATGATCTTCGTCTGCTAGACTCTCAGCTGAATGGGATCGGAAAAAGACAGGACTGACGATCAGGACGCGTCTCCAAACGGACGCGAGGCGTTGCTGTCTGCTTTGTTGCGCGAGTTACGCGAAAATTCGGTCGCACTTGCGACCTTCGGCGCAGATCAGCGTGCGCTCAAGGAAAAGGTTCAAACCCTCACGACAATGCTGAGGACCGACGATCCTTCAATGTCGCTGATGACCCGATTTTCGATTCTTGAAAATGATGTCCGGGAACTCAAGAAGGCCGCCGAGAAGGCGGATGACAAGATCGACAAGCTGAACGATACCAGCCAGACTTTCATCATCGAAGATCGCAAGGATATGCGTGAGAGCAACAGGCAAAAGATGCAGGTCTGGATCGCAGTGATCACGGCAATTGTAGGAGCTGCTGTTGCCATCATCACAGCTGTTTATGCGCATAAGTGAGCCGCATTCAGCACATCACGCGGAATCAGTTCTTACGGGGTGAAAGGGTTCTCTCAATAAAACGGGCTGGCTACCTCCAGCAAGAGATATCAAGGGGTTAAAGGAAATGTCGATCAGAGTCAACTTCAATATCGATCTCTCGTTGTCGGAGACCACTCTAGAACAGAAGGAATTGGGGATGACCCCACCATGGGTTGGAACCAATGATCAGCTCGATGATGGTGGGACGTTCCGGCGAAAGATTACTGCCGGATCAACCGATGTAGCTGTACCCCTTCTGGGTCTTAGCAATGGCCGGTTGCTCGCGATCAAGACCACGCAGCAGATCTCGTTCAAAAAGAACTCAACGGCTGGGGAGCCATGGATCCTTCGCCCGCTTGGCGTCGGGGCTCTAGACGGGATCTTCCTGACGACCACCGATGCGATTACATCCATCTACATCACGAATTCTGGCACGCTCGATGCGGAAGTGACAATCGCGGTAGGTGGTCTCGCCTAGTCGATATAAGACCGTTCGTTTACTTGCAGATTCTTTGTGACGGCGATATGTTCGCCGGTGACTCGATCGAAACGCATAATTGGAGGAACGATATGCTCACCGCAACGATCACGAACACCAGCACGCTTCCAATCGAACCGGAGAGCGTCGCCCAGGCACTCGGAGTCTATCCGCTGCCGCCGTTTCTGACGCTGCCTGGCCCCTTTTCATGGATGACCATCGCAGTATCCGCAAGCGCCACAGCGGTGGTCTCTGTCGATGACCTGGAGAAATCGGCTCTGACTCCCGGTTTCGGTGGACCCAAGGTCAAGGACATTCTCCAGCAGATGATCCAGGCTGGCCAGATCACTGTGTCTTACTCCGCGCTCGGTGGTACCGATCGCGAGACGTTCGGCAAGGCGATCAACGCCGAGTAAGGTCATTATGGGACGGGGCTGGTAAATCGGCCTCGTCCCATAGTCTCTCTCACACTCAGGGAGTCCCAGTGGCCAAGCCGAAGAACCGGATATTCGAGGAATATAAGCGTCTTTCGGCGGAACCTTTCCAGTGGCTCCAAGAGCTTGATGGGATGCCGGCCACGCCGGTCTCGTATCTTGGTGGCCAAGCGGACCTTACACCGCTTCGCAACAAGGCCCGGGAAGCGATGGACGCGCTCAACGATGCTCAAAAGGCAGCTGATATTGGCAAGGCGGATGACGCCTATGAGGCTGTACGTCGGGCGAAGGCTGCGATCGATGTCATCCTAGGTGGTCAGATTGGTCCATATCCGTCTGGTACTGGCGGACCTCCGACGAGCTACGGAGCTGGGGGATACCCCAAGTGATGCAGGCTGAATCAACGATTTTGACGAAGGAACCTCGTTCAAGAACGATCACGGTTCGTCGTTGCCTATTGATGCGTGGTCGGTTCGTGGTCCGCGGTGATGCTGAGACGTTAACTGTCGAGGCTGCTCTCAAGCGATTTGCGCCAACGAAGTCACAAGATGCGCGAATGAATGTCTTAAAGGCCAGGACAGGTCATTATCTCGGAACGGTTCGCGTGGAAGAGAAAGGGGATCGGAACTTTCTTTTCGTGAACCAAGGACCGAACGGTGACATCTCATGGCTGCTGAGAAAGCATCCTGAATTCGAGGCCATGGTCAAAGACGTGTATCGGGTTGAGGATGTCGAGATCCCGAGTACGTCCCTCGATTTACCGCCGCTTGGATTCAAGGACCAGGGAGCCTGATGATGGAAAGCAAGTCGCTACTCGGGGACATGAAGTCTATCTTCGGGGTTTCATTTGGCGGAAAGCCACTGGCCGTAGAGAACATTCAAGGCGAGATCGTAATCTCGCTGAATGAGGCAAAGCCCAGACCGATGCCACCGGGTCGGCAGGACTTTCGTGGTCGCGAGAAGATGCAGGCGGCGCTGTCGCAGCATGCCGAGAAACGCAAGAATCAGCGTGCTCAGAAGCGCGAAGCGTCTAAATCTTCTAAGAGTGGCGAACTTCAGCAGGCTCTCAAGATGCTGAAGCAGATCATGAAGCACGGAGATGACAAAGGCGGAGGACAGCCTCCTACGCCCAAGGGTCATGGACGTGCAGCCGGTGGCGGAGGCGACGGTGGTGGTGGCGGAGGCGGTGGTGGAGCACCAGGAGGCTCTGGTGGCCATACGACACATAATCCCTTCCGTAATAGTCCGAACCTGGGCAAGGGACCTGGAAGCCCGCCTGGTCATCCAGAGGTGAGGGGCAAGGTCTATCACGATCAGGTGAAGTGCTGGAAGTGCAGCTGTGGCGATATCTACAAGGATGGTTGCCGCTGCACTGGAACAGGCGCATCCGACGACTGCCCCGCTGGAAAAGTCAAGAAAGTCAAGATCAAGTACGGCTACCGACAAGCGTACAACAAGCAGTATCACAAATGGCGGTCGGGACAGGGTGGAGCAGTGACTGGGCGTATCGCCAAGGGCGAGCGCGGAGCCTAGGACCGAGACAAAAGGAAGGCGGAAGCCCATGGATATCCAACACATCAATGGCATTCTCGGCACAGTGAAGGCAAAGCTGGAATCTCTTGATCCAGCGAAGCGGCAAATTGCCGAGGCACAGAAGAAGCCATCGGAGCATGACTCGAAGCGGATGAAGGCCGCAAAGAGCCGTCTCGATCGCCTCTATGCCAAGCTCACCACTGGTCGTGATGAATCGAATAAGGTTCAGGCGACCGGCGCGAAGCGCTGAAGGGGGTCCATGTGGACACCAAGAGGATAGTTGGACTGCTTGAGACGCTGAACAAGCAGCTCGACCACGGCTCGACGGGAGCAGCCAATCAAAAGAAGGCGAATCAGTGCTCCAAGGTCTCGACGGCTCATGCTCGGACGAAGGTCAAGGAGCTGATGCAGCTCAACAAAAAGAGCCGCAGTAGCGCCACGACGATCGACGCCAAGAAGGGCTATCCATCAATTTCGAGCAAGCGCTAATGCCGCACGACTCGATCATGAACTTCGCGATCCTCGACTTCGTTGCGCAGAAGATTGCTCGTCTGCGTGGCGTTGCTGAGGCTACCGTTGCCAACGATGGCGCGATCAATGTCATTACCGCCAATGGCATTGATCGTCGTCTCCGCGAGGAAGCGTTGGACATCGGAAAGCGAGCAATGGTTCCTGTTCGAGTCTTCTATCGCATGCCTGATGGCGCCGTTATCGGCGAATCCAAGCTTCAGAAGAAAGAAGGCATCGAGGACTACTACACCCCTATCTACGTCCGTGGATTTGCTGGTGCCGAACAGGAGGCCCCGCCAGAAGAGGTGGCTGCTGAGCCCAAAGGCGCAGAGAAACTCAAGCGGATCAGGGCAGCTACCCGCGGTCGTCCGGTGGTGGGGTGGAAGCTCGGGGACAAGGCGATCCGTCGAGGGACGGAGATTCAATTCAAGAAGGGCTGTTCGCTTGCTTGGACCATGGGGCGCTCCCTCAATGTCAAAGAGGGAGCAAAGGGCAAGATTGTTGACCTCTCAACGAAACGACCGATCGCCTATCTTTCGGTCGGAGGGTTTGAGGGAGTGGAGCTTCCAGTCCATATGCTCGGCACTATCTTCGATGTTTCTGGATCTCAAGATCAAAAGGCAGCGAACGAGAGCGCCGTCGACGACAAGTTGGGCTATTTAGGTCCAGAGCTAAAGCGAATCATTATGGCTGTCGGCTTTGGTCGTGTTCCAGGAGTGGACGATACCAACTCCAACACTGCCAACTGGTCTCCAGATGGTACGGAGCGACCAGATCCGTATATTCCATCCCCTCATGAAGGTGACGAGGATATGATCTCCAGCCCGGAGACAATGGATCCATCGCAATCGGATGATCGCTTTGTAAAGCGTCAGAAGCAGGAACCTGACAACAAACCGAAGCTGGTATTGGGGCGCAAATGAGCAAGTTCTTTCCG